AACAAACAAAAGTCTTGGAAACCCCGCCTAATACTCACACTAGGTAATCACGAGAACAGAATAGACAGGGCAATTGATGCTGACAGAAAGCTAGAAGGTTTGATTTCTGTAAAAGACCTTGAGTACGAAGATTGGGGTTGGGAAGTTTATCCTTACTTACAACCTGTAGAAGTAAGTGGTATCAGCTTTTGTCACTACTTTGTTTCAGGTGTTATGGGTAGGCCCGTTACATCTGCTAAGATGCTTTTAACTAGGCATCACATGAGTTGTGTAGCCGGACACCAACAAGGCAGGGATATAGCGTACGGAAGCAGACCTAACGGAGATAGGCTACTCGGTTTAATCAGTGGTAGTTGTTACCTTGATGATGAAGAATACCTTAACCCACAGACGAACGATTGTTGGCACGGGATTTGGATGCTACACGAAGTAACTGAACGTGGGTCCTGTGACGAGATGCCTGTATCTTTGGATTATTTACGAAATAAATACGGAGGATAATATTTGGTACTTAACGTAGAAAAGCACACATATATGTTTAAGCATTTATTAAGTAAAGGGTGGGGTGTTTATCAAAGACACCCCTCTTCTGTTTATTGGTGGGTTGATCCATTTCCACCTAACAAAGACTTTAGACTTAAAGTAGCGTACACAAGACAGAGAGCAAGGGAGATAGATTAGTGTTAAAATTTAATAGAGGAGAAAATTATCTCTATAAAATAGAAAGTATTTCTAAATATAAATCTAAATATCTATGCTTACTATGTGGGAAATTAAAAGAACTACATGATTATAAAGTTAATAATGGACATGATAAATCATGTGGGTGTGTTAATAGTAAAACAAGTCCTTTTATTATAACCAAAGAGGGAGAAATTACATCCCCAACTGGATATAGTCTGACTTGTAAATGTGGTAAAGGTTATTTAGGCTTTAGAGGGGAGTATGTACATAGGATTATTGCAAATATATTTATACCAAATGTAAATGGTTATTTAGATGTTAACCACATTAATGGGGATAAGAAGGATAATAGGGTTGTGAATTTAGAATGGTGTACTAGAAGCAGTAATATAAAGCATGCGTGGAGTACTGGATTAAATCAAGGAGTAACCGGAAAACCTTCCTTTAGACGAAAGTTGGATAACGGGTTGCCGATCAGCACCCGCAACACGAAAGGAACAACCATGGAAAGACTTATTTTAGCGGTGTGCTGCATTGGCTTGTTATCTGGTTGTGGCAAAACAACATCTGTTGATGCTGTTATTGTCAAAATCGTTGATGACAAGTCAAGCATGGGTTGCATGGGCACTGACAAACGCACCGTTATCCGCACCACATCTGGTAACACGTCCTATGTTTGCGGTGAATACGGCAGGGAAGGTGACAAAATCCGAGGTTACTGGACAGAGGGTAGTTTTGATCCAACACAAAACGGATTCTCTTTGACCAGATAACGCTTGAGCGTCACCGTTCGCGGCCTTATCGCGACACGGTGGACAGCGTTGGTTATATTTGCGGAACCACCACAGGAGGAACCATGTACCTCTGTACGAAATGCGGAAAAACTTTCAAACCTCATGTACGGGAGCCATACCGGGGAATGATGTTTTTGGAATGCTCACACTGCAAAGGAGAAGAGAAAATGAGCTATTTGCACTGCCATGACTGTGATTGGGAGCAGGATGATTTTTACGACGAAAAAGGCTACAACCCCGCTAAATATCTGGAAAGCTGGAATAACTTTCTATGCGGCAAAGACGCTGACAGGATTGACGATCAATTTAGCACCGACTCCAATTTTGTCCTCGAAAATGGGCCTATTACTACCCGCGAAGTGCTGGCCCGAGAGTACGAGAAGTTTGCCAGGCGGATCAGGAACATGAAGTGGGTAACGTGGGAGCAGTGGAAAGCGGAGCCGAATAAGGTTTGTCCTGAATGCGGTTCACACAACCTCGATATTGATTGAGCAAATATAACAAGCAAATTATCTATATTAGAAATTCTAATTTACCATGTACCATACTCTCTAAACAGTTTAATGTAAGTAAGACTACAATCTTAAATATTAAACAAAATAAAATTTATAAGGAGATATTTTAATGGAGGCATTAAAAACTCAAGTGGGAGGTACTCATTATAAAGATTGTTTTATTCAGCCTATTGAATATATCCACTTAAATAAGTTAACATACATGCAAGGCTGTTGTATAAAATATATAACGAGATATAAAGATAAAAACGGCGTGGAAGATTTAATGAAAATTAAGCACTANGTTGANCTTATTCTTCANNTAGAGTANGGAATTGAAAATCCAAAAGGAATTGAATACTAATATGCCTAGAGCACTTGATAACTGGACAAGGGATAATAAAGTTACTGTTAAATTTAGGAGACTACACACAGATGCCAGACTACCTGAATATGCCCATAGTGGTGATGCTGGTATGGACATTTATTTACCTAGTACTGTTGCGCCAATGGTTCCGGGTGAAATTAGGATCGTACCTGTTGGATTTGCAGTTGAGATACCAAAAGGTTATGAACTACAAATTCGTAGCCGTAGTGGTCTTGCTAGCCGAGGGCTTGTTGTTGCTAACAGTCCCGGCACTGTTGATTCTACCTACACTGGTGAAGTAGGTGTTATTCTTTGGAACGTATCAAACGGAATACATCCCTTAGAAAAAGGTATGCGAGTGGCACAACTTGTACTTAACAAAGTACCAGAAGTACAGTGGCAAATAGTTGATGAACTTGAAGAGAGTGGGCGGGGTGAAGGTGGATTTGGGAGTAGCGGGGTTTAAATGGCAGTTATAAGCTCAGATTTCCACGGAAACACTTCAAAGTGTTCAAGATTTTTAAGTTACAAACCAGAGGAAGTGCATGTGTTTGCCGGAGATGCTGTAGATTCTTTTAACGAGCCACCCAAAAATCAAGAAAAGTGTCTTCAAATGTTAATTGAATCTAAAGCAATTCTTCTGTACGGAAACCACGAACTTTCTTATCACCCTGTGCATAAAATATCTTGTTCAGGTAAACATCAATATGGGTTAGATAATTTCCCACAGTACATGGACGATACGCGTTGGAAAGTAGCAGCGTTTGTTGACGGATACTTAGTTACTCATGCGGGACTTACGGACACATTTGTTGGTGGATTTAAATCAGCTACTAACTTAGTAACTGCTTTGAACAAATCTTTTACTAAAAATAAGAATAGGACACTCTTTGACGTAGGTATGTGCAGGGGTGGAGCTTCCATAGCGGGAGGTCCTTTTTGGTACGACTTTAGGTACGACTATCTCAGACTAAGTAAAAGGTTTAATCAGGTATTTGGTCACTGTGCGTTAAAGGAACCTTGGGAAGATATTGGTGAAGGGTATCATCACGTGTGTGTTAACTCTACAGATACCTCTAGTGATTTGTGGGTATTTGATACAGAACTGAAAAGAGTGGTGTACTTATGAAAAAGGTAACGGAACAACACTTAGAAGATATTCTTACAAAGATGTTTGAGGTGGTGGGGGAGACTTACTCCCCCTCTGCTGTTAAAGGACCAGAATGGTACTTAAAACATTCTTGGACTAAAGAACAACAACATTTATTTTGTAAGTGGTTAACTGAATATATTAATAAAGAGTGGAAGTTTTCTAAAGCTACTTCTGCAAAAGAAGCTAAAGCCTTTATTTTTAACTATGGTTGGAGGTTAGATGATACAGAATAAAATAAATCAACTATACACAGATTTTATTTATAAACGTACTTACTCTCGTTGGAGGGAGGAAGACAACAGAAGGGAATCTTGGTTAGAAACTGTAGATAGATACAAAATGTATTTAAAGCCTAAAGTACCTACTGATCTTATATGTGATTTCCACTATGCTATTGATGATATTTTTAATATGTCTGTGATGCCTTCTATGCGATTACTTTGGAGTGCAGGGGCTGCATGTGATGAAAATAATCTAGCAGCATACAACTGTGCTTATATTGCAATGGATACTAAAGAAAAGTTTGGAGAACTACTTTATGTTCTAATGCACGGTTGTGGTGTAGGATACAGTGTGGAGAGGCAATACATAGGGGAGCTACCGTCAGTACCAGAGTCCTTTCAAGACTCTCTTCCAGAATTCATTATTGATGACTCTAAATTGGGATGGAAACTAGCCTATGATTTTTGTATAAGAAGTTTGTTTGAAGGGTACGTTCCTAAGTTTGATTACACACAAATAAGACCAAAAGGAGCTAGGTTAAAAACTTTTGGAGGTAGGGCTAGTGGTCCCGCCCCTTTAAAAGAGCTTATTGAATACACAATTCGTACCTTTAAAAGCGCAAAAGGAAGAAAACTAAATAGTATTGAAGTTCATGATATTTGCTGTATGGTTGCTAATGCAGTAGTTGTAGGCGGTGTGCGAAGATCAGCGTGCATTAGTTTTTCTAACCTGTCCGACCAACGTATGAAGCACGCAAAAGATGGACAGTTTTGGATTGAGAATCCGCAAAGAGCAATGGCAAACAACTCTATAGCCTATACTGAAAAGCCGGATTGTGGTATGTTTATGGAAGAGTGGCTTAATTTAATGCGCTCAGGTTCAGGTGAGCGTGGTATAGTTAATGTAGAGGCAATTGAAAGAAAAGCCAGTAAGTTTTCTCGTAAAGAAACTAAAAGCTTACGTTTGAATCCATGCCAACCTGCGTTTGCTACAGTATTAACTCCCACTGGAATCAAGGAATTAGGCCAGATTAATATAGGAGATTATATATGGTCAGGCAATGCGTTTACTAAAGTAATTAATAAATGGTTTACTGGAAATAAGCCTGTATATGAATATGCAACAACATCAGGTTCTTTTATAGGCACAGAAAATCATCGCATTGTACAAAGTGGGGAGAAGCTTGAGGTAAAAGACGCTACTGCTATAGACAGATCATTAGGTAATCTATCTCATGATTTTATTGATCTTTATGATGTCATGGATGGTTTAGTTTTAGGGGATGGGTCAGTACACAAGGCTTCTAATAGTTTAGTATATCTAAATATAGGAGCTAAAGATTCAGACTATTTCACAGACCCGATAGCATCCCTAATAACTAAAGATAGGCAAGTAGCTTTTAAGAATGGTTGGGAAGTTATTACAACTATTTCTGCCGAAGAGTTACCAAAAACATATGATAGAGAAATACCAGAACGATTCTTTAAAGGCACTGCGGGCAAGATGCAAGGATTCTTACGTGGATTATTTTCAGCTAATGGTTCTATTTGTGGTACTAGAATTACTTTAAAACAGACATCTATAGTGTTAATTAAACAAGTTCAACAGATGCTATCTGCTTTAGGTATTGCCTCTTACATTACTACAAATAAAAGTAAAGAAATTCTGTTTAGTAATGGGGTTTATGTTACTAAACAGTCATATGATCTGAATATAACCCAAGATAGAGAAATCTTTAAAAAGAACATTGGTTTTATTCAAAAATATAAGCAGCTACGTTTAGATGAAATTTGTGCTACATGTACAATAAAACATATGCCTAAGATAACTTATGATATTAAAGATAGAACCTATTTGGGAGATTTTGATGTATTTGATATTACTGTAGAAGCTGCTGAACATACATATTGGACGGGAGGTTTATTAGTATCTAACTGCGGAGAGGCGGTTCTAAGGGATAGAGGTCTTTGTAATTTAACAGAAATAATAGTTAAACCATCTGATACTGAAGTAACGCTACACTCTAAGATAAGGTCTGCCGTACTGCTCGGCTGTCTACAATCTACCCTAACTTACTTTCCAAATGTCTCTGAAGAGTGGATAAATAATGCAGAAGAGGAGCGCCTACTTGGAGTCAGTTTAACTGGTACGTGCGATAATAGATTGTTTGTAAAAGTTAACGATAAAACTAAAGACCTTTTAAAAGAGTTACGTGAGTATGCCTTGCAGTGTAGCATTGAATTTGCAGACGCTTTAGGAATACCTCACCCAAAGCAAATAACCCTAGTTAAGCCTTCTGGCACAGTATCTCAATTAGTTAATTGTTCTAGTGGGTTACATCCTAGATATGCTGATTATTACATTAGGCGTGTACGTGTAAATGCTAAAGACCCTATAGCAAAACTCTTAATCAATAAAGGTGTACCTTTTGCTCCTGAAGTAGGGCAAGAGCTTGAGAGTTGTAGTACGTATGTGTTTGATTTCCCAATGAAGTCTCCTAGAGGATCAATTAACCGTCACGCATGGACAGCCATTGAGCAACTGGAATATTGGTCAATGTTTAATGAGTATTGGTGTGATGGGAATCCATCTGTTACTATTTACGTAGCAGAAGATGAATGGGTTGCAGTAGGAGCGTGGGTGTATGAGAATTGGAGAAATGTTTGTGGGCTATCTTTTTT